TCGGCGGCAAATCTCCCGAAGGCACAAGCCTACACGGAGGCGAAGGCCAAGAAGAGAAAGGCCACGAATATTCGCTCGACGCTCCAGATACCACTGACTAGTGGCAGAGCCGGAACTGGGGTTAACACGCAGACCTGATGGCGAACTATTCAACATGCTCGGCCCGTTATGACGCACTTCGCAGAAAGCGCGATCCTTTCCTTCGTCGCGCTCGCGAATGTGCTGAACTAACGATACCCGCGCTCCTTCCGCCAGAAGGTCACACTGACGCGGTCTTGCTGCCCGAACCGTTCCAGGGTTTGGGAGCAAGGGCCGTAGTGTCGCTTGCCAGCCGCCTGATGGTGGCTATGTACCCACCGGGTAAGCCATCGTTTCGGCTAGACATTCCAGCAGAAGTACGCATCCAGACCGGATCTATGTCAGTGGAGACTGAGGTCGAACAAGGGCTGATCCTTTCGGAAGCCTTGATCCAATCAGAGATCGAGCGCAAAGAATGGCGACCTGTGACAAACCTCGTGCTTCAGTACCTCATCGTCACTGGTAATGCTTTGGAAGTCATGTTGCCAGACAACACTATGAGGGTCTTCCGGCTCGACCAGTACGTCGTATCTCGCGACATGCAGGGCGCAGTCCGAGAGATCATCACGGAAGAACACATGGCACCTGAGAGCCTGCCAGACAACATCAAGCCGATGGTGTCGGCAGAGGACTACAGCGGTGACCGTGTGCAAATCTTGACGCACATCATGCGTGAGAACGACGGCACTTACAGTGGTTATCAAGAGGTAAACAAAAAGAAAGTCCCCGGCAGCGACGGCACCTACGAGACACTGCCTTACAACGCACTGATGTGGCAGCATGTCATCGGTGAGGACTATGGTCGCGGCAAGGTCGAAGAGCACCTCCCCGATTTCCGTGGTGTCGATGCGTTAAGCAAATCGATGCTCGATGGTGCCGCTATGGCATCTCGCAATGTGACGATGATCCGTCCTAATGCAGCTGGCGGATTGAACCTACGGAGACGGCTGGCGCGGGCGAACAACGGTGACATCATCGTTGGTAATCCCGAAGATATCGCGATGCTTCAATACCAGAACCAAGCGGGTCTTCAGCTGACCGCTGCTGAATTGGATCGTCAGAGCCGTGAGTTAGGCCTCGCGTTTCTATTGGGGTCTGCTGGTATAAGGGACAGCGAACGCACGACTGCGTATGAAATCCAAAAGAACAACGAGGAACTTGAAGGCGCACTCGGCGGCGTCTACTCGCAGTTGAACCAAACGATGCAGTTCCGACGACTGAAGCGTCTGATCGTACAGATGCGAGAAAACGAACAGCTGCCTAATTGGCCGGAAGGTCTGATCGAGCCGACGATCCTGACAGGTCTAGAGGCCCTTGGCAGAGAGGCTGATGTCACTCGTGTGCAAGCGGCTCTTCAGTTCCTCCAAGGAATGCCGCCAGAAGTCTTGGGCTACGTCAAGTGGAACGAACTGCTCGGCAAGGCGTTCTACGGGCTTAATCTGCCTGATGCTGTCCGCACGGAATCAGAGATGCAGGAGATGCAGCAGCAACAGCAGATGATGCAGGCCGGTGGTCAGGCGATGGCCGCTGGTGGTCAAGAGCTAGCAACCCAAGCTGCTCAACAAATGATGACGCAACAATGAAGGATCAATGATGGCGGAAGAAGCCACAGCAGAAGAAATTAAACCAGGGTCACCAGAGTACGACAAGCAAATGGCGGATCGATTTAACAATCCGCAAATGCCGGAAGATCAAAGCGAAGAAGCTGCCCCAGTTCCCTCGATGCCAGATGGTGGTCAGGAGAAGTATTACAACTCTGACACCGGTGCTTACGATTGGGAGAGCCATGCTCGCGAGCTTCAATTCAATGCGGCGGGTCGTAAGAAGCCCGAAGCCGAAGGAGAGGATCAACCGGAACTCAAGCAGCCGCAGATTGAGAAGCCGGAAGATCAAGAGGTCACCAGCATCGTCAATGCTGCTGGGTTGGATGAAACCGCCTTGCAAGACAAAATACGAGAAAACGGAGACCTAAGCGCAGAGGACTATGCGGCGCTGGCAAAAGTCGGTGTGCCAGAAGGTCTCGCTCGTACCTACGTCGAGAACCTGACGTTTCGGATGCAGGCCGAACGCGCATCAGCATACGAGTACGCTGGCGGCGAAGAGAACTGGAATAAGATGTCAGAGTGGGCCGCGCAGAACATGACTGAGACAGAGATCACTGGTCTAAACCAGATGCTCGATGGACCCGATTGGAAGCTGGCGATGGATGCCATGCGAGCCAGAATGGGGCCGACGCTGGTTGAGACTGAACCCCAGTTTATTAAGGGCGATCCTGTCCGTGGATCGTCACTTGGTTATCGTTCGAAAGACGAAATGAAGGCCGATATGGCCTCGCCAGAATATGCAACTTCGGCTCAGTTTCGCTCAGAAGTGATGCAGAAAATGCAATCCGCCACATGGGACTTGGACGAAAACGACCAGTGGCGATAGTTCCCCCCTGCTGATCGTTCCCCTTCCACGATCAGAAACTAATAGAGGCGAATGGTGAAAACTGTTCGCCTCTATTTTTTTGAACGGGCTTCTGCCCATGACGGACTGCGGACCCCGACAAGTCGGACAATCTGAGGAAATCGGCGGCACACCCTTAAACCTCGATTGGAGAAACTAATGGCAACTGGAGATGCCAGTAGTCCGGTCCGGTTTGGTAAAGGGGCTTCCAGCCCCGTCGATAATCGTGAATTGTTCTTGTCCATCTTTGGTGGAGAAGTTCTTACCGCGTTCGACAATGCTACCGTGACTTTGGACAAGCACTTCGTCAAAACCGTACCCGGTGGCGCGAAGAGCTATAGGTTCCCTAAAACGTGGAAAGCTGCGGCTTAATTTTAGGCCCGACATACCGCGAGGTATGTTGATAATCTGGTGAACTCAGTGGAACCCCTAACGTGTGATGGCGAGGGCAATACTGATCCAAGCCTCGAAAGAGGAAGGTGCAACGATCATCCTGCAAAGGAGTAGAGCCAAGCGGCTCGAAGCGCCAGACATCTCTCGTAGATGAAGATATGATCTCGTCTGTATAGAAATATGCAGCTGTCTAAGGACAGGATCACAGAGTAGCGTCTGTGGTTGAAGATAAACGGAATACCACACCCCAGGAACCGAACTGCTCGGAAACGATTTATCGACATCCGAACAGGTCATCACCGTGGACGACATCCTCGTATCGCACTATGCGATTGCTGATCTCGACCGCATCCTGTCGCACTTCGACATGCGCTCTGTCATCTCGAAAGAGATGGGCCGTGCGCTTGCTAAAGTGTTCGACAAAAACGTGTTCCGTCAGCTGATTTTGGCGGCAAACACCGCAGCAGCCTCACCGTTCCCCGGTGGCACTGTGACGACCGACACAGGCCTAGCGGCCTCGTCCGGCGTCTACAGCGGCATCGAGTACATCGAGGCTATCCGCACCGCGAACATTGGTCTGTTCAACAAAGATGTCCCCGAAGATTCCCCGCGTTACGCGGCGGTTTCCGTGGAAGTCTTTGACGCGATCAAATACGCGAAAGACTCATCGAACAACTACCTCGTGCTTAACCGCGACTTCGGTCACGGTGGTGCTGGTGGTATCGATGCCCGTGCGGAGACGATGAACATCGATGGTGTGACTATCGTTAAGTCTCGGAACATTCCGACGACGGACGAATCGTCCGACACATCGGTGTACTCAAAGTACCGTGCGGACTACAGCAACACTGCTGTGGTGATGTGGTGTCCGCAAGCTGTGGCGACCGTCAAGATGCTCGACATCTCGATGGAAACCGAACGTGACGTGCGTCGTCTTGAAGACTTCATGGTCTCGAAGATGTTCGTTGGTCACGGGACGCTGCGCCCAGAAATGGCTGTTGTGCTGAAGTCTGCATAACGTACAGCCTTTATAGGACTAACAGGGAGTGGAAGTGCTTAAGTGCACTTCCGCTACTCTGATTTTTTTTAGGAGATCAAATGGGTCTAACGAAACTTGAAGCCGTGAATATCATCCTTGATAGTATCGGTGAAACGCCCGTCTCGTCTCTGGAATCTGGACTGCCTGACGCAGAAGCTGCGGTAACAAAACTGGACGAAATTAACAAAACGGTGCAGTCCAAAGGTTGGCATCAGAACACTGAAAAGAAGCTCAAGCTAGTACCCGACTCGAATAAGAATATTGTCGTGGCTAGTAATTATCTCCGTGTCGATACAACGGGGACAACCAAGAATATAAACGTAGCGCCAAGAAAATTCGAAAACAGAACGATGCTGTACGACGTTAAAGACCAGACGTTTGAGTTTACAAAAGACCTCTATTGCGATGTCGTTTTGCTCCTTGATTTTGAAGACCTGACACTAGAGCTATCGAGCTACATCGCGTATCGAGCGGCTCGTAAGTATCAAGAAAGTCAGATGCAATCGACGGTACTCGATGGTTTCACTGTGCGTGCAGAGATGGAAGCCTATGCCGCTCTGATGGATGCTGAAACCGAGAATGAAGACACGAACATTCTTACAGATAATGAACACTGCTGGTACACGACAAACCGAAACCATCGGCTGATGGGTTTCTGATTTGGGTACGCTGATCGAGCAGTCAATCAAGACGCTCTACCAAGGAGTATCGAGACAGCCAGACTCTGTTCGTTTGCCAGGACAAGTCGAAGAAGCGACGAACGTGCTGATGTCCGTCGTGACGGGTGGCTTTGAGACAAGACCGTCGTCTCGCCACGTAGCGACAAATACATTTATTACTGGTGCGTCGGATAAAGCTTTTGTCTACAGCTACGCCAGGGATACCAACGAAAAATACATTGTCATTATCCGTGGTACAGACCTTAAGGTCTACGACACGGACGGTGTCGAAAAGACCGTCACGTACCCAGACGGTAAAGCGTATCTTGCAGCATCTGATCCAAGCACGGCCTTCTCAGCAGTCACCATCGCTGACCGTACGATCATCGCAAACAGTGCTTTCACGCCTGCACTTACAGCCAGCACTTATTCGGAAAGTCCGTTTCGAGGATTGATTAATTGCCGTACGACAAACAACGCTACGTCTTACGAGATCAAGATCGATGGATCATCTGTTTGGACCTACAGCGGGTCGGCAAAAAGCGCGACAGAGTTAGCTGACCACATCGTCTCAAACCTGACTTTACCGTCAGGCGTTACGATGACCAGAGACGACACGACTTTGGTACTATCGAAATCATCTGATTTCTCTTTGACGGTCACTGGCTCTGACGACACGTATGGTCCTCTCTGCATGAGACAGAGTGTCCCCAAGCGCACCCACCTTCCGTCAACAGCGCCGGATGGCTACCTAATTAAAGTAGGTGCCACAATCGATGGGAATGCGCTCGGCTACTGGACCAAATTCACAGCAGCTGAGGGCAGCTGGACAGAGACAGCTGATCCCGGTGCCGACAATGCGTTCACCGCCTCAACAATGCCGCATTGGCTCACCCGACAGGCTAATGGGACATTTGTTTTTGAGCAGGGAGACTACGCATCTCGCATCGCTGGAGATGCAGACACTGCACCTAAACCTGATTTCATAGGATATTCAATCAACGACGTTGTCTTTCATCGTGATCGTTTAGCGTTTATCTCAGGTGAACATGTGACATTTTCACAAGCTGGGAAGTACTTCACTTTCTGGCCTGACTTTTCGACCCAAGTCTTAGACAGTGACAGCTTCAGCGTCACCGCATCGTCGTCAACCGTAAACACATTGTTCCACGCGCACCCTTTTCGAAAGGCTCTGTTCGTCACCAGCGACAAAAATCAGTTTGAGGTGTCGGGCGAAGAAGTGTTAACGCCGGAAAAAGCCTCTATCGATTTGACCACTGCGTACTTGGCGGAAACTGCGTGTCCTCCCTTCAACCTGGGTAACACGCTGTATTTCGCGGCTAAGAGTGGACGCGATGCGTTGGTCTATGAGTATCAATACTCGGATGACACTCTTTCAAACCGTGCCAGCGACATAACACTACACGCCATTGGATATATACCAGCGCCAGTGATCCAAATGACTGGAGACCCTACCGCCGACATGCTGATGCTGCTGAGTGGTACAGATCGAAGCAGACTTTACCTCTATCGTATGTATATAGACGGCGAGAAGAAGGCTCAGTCAGCGTGGCACTGTTGGGACTTTGGCGACAGCACCGTACATATCCACTGGATACAAGTGATCGATGGCGAACTGTTGATGTTGATCACTCGTGGGTCGAACACGTACCTCGAAAAGATTGTCTTGCGGTACGAATTGTCCGACGAAAAGCATCCATACCAACTTTCTTTAGACCAACAGAAGAACCTGACCGGCGTCTACAACTCTGGTACAGACCTCACAACATGGACCACACCGTACCCTCACGGCTCTAAAGCTGCCGTCGTTCTCTCGACCGACTTTGGAGCAGGACAAGTTGGTGAGCGTTTGACTGTTAGTTATCCAACGACGACGACTATAACAGCGGCGGGTGACTATAGTGGTGGTCAAGCGATCATCGGATTTCCGTTTGACCAAACAGTGCAGCTTTCGAAACTGTATGTCCGCGATCCGTCGAACGAGGCGAAGACGATAACCACGGGACGCTTTCAGCTGCGAAGGGTCCAAGTCAATTATCAGGACACTGGTCACTTTAACGTCAAGATCACACCGAGCCGACGCTCTGAACAGACATTCAGATTTACCGGTCGCATCATAGGCGCTGGTGAAAACTTAGTGGGGACGACGGCCATCAGTGACGTTGGTTCTTTTCGTATTCCCATCAAGACCGATGCGTCTACCGCTCTGATTAAAATCGAGAACTCAACCGAAAAGCCGATGATTATTACGTCGTTCGACTTCGTTGGGTTCTTCAACGAACTGACGAGGGCAGAATAATGTGCAGTCCGACAATCGCCTTACAGGTTGGGATGGCCGCTGCGTCAGCTGTTATGCAAAGTAGACAAGCCGCTGCTCAAGAGAAAATGGCAACGCAAATGGCAAACAACGAGTACGAAGCAGCACGACGGCGATTAGAAGCTGAGTACGATGAGGCGAACCGGCAAATAGCAGAGGTGCAGGAACAAGAACTTGAGGATGCCTCAGACCTCATACGGCAAGCCAACGAGGAGCTAGGGACCATACGTGTCTCTGAGACTGCCTTAAGTGACTCAAGTCTTGGCAATTTGTACTTTGAGTCTAGCTACACTAACAGCGCCGATCTACAACGTCTTGAAGAGAATGTAGACAAGCAAATTGCTGCTGGTGAAGCCTCTAAAGTAGCGTCAATGGAATCATACAAATCTCGGTCTCAACAAGCGAAGAACCAAGCGCAGAACGTGATGACTCAAGCGGCAAACACTAAGTCTAAAGCGTACCTTAACGTCATCAGCACTGGTGTAAAAGCGGGCGTCAGCCAGCATAAACACCAACAAACTCTCGCGGCATTAAAAAATTAGGACGGTATAGATGGTGCAATTCAGACGGTCGTCTAGCAGCCTACCGGGATCCTCACCTAGTAGAATACGCGCAGCTGGCCCACAGCCTCATCGTATACCTGATTATCAAAGTGTCACGGCTGGTTTGAACCCTGGCGCGATAGACACAAACCTCTTCACAAACTTCTTCAGTAGCCTCAGTAATTCCGTTTCGCAATACGACCAAAATCTCAAGGACGCTGAGATTGCGACAGAACGAAAGATCAACGAGGTCTCAAAATATCAAGCCGTAGCGGACGCTCAGAGGTCTTTCGAAGACCCTCAAAACAAGGGAAAGTCTGGCAGTGACTTGCTAGGCTCGATGCCACCTTTGGTGAATGTGCAAGTAGGACAGGAGACCCACGCTGTAGACACATCGCAGCGAGCGTCTTACAGCGAGACTTATAGTAAGACCATCGGCACGCTCACTGGCGTGAAGATGTACAACCTGTTCCTCGATGACCTAGAGAAGCGAAAGCTAACACCGGAAGAGGCAGAAGGCGCAGCCGCAGCTTATTGGACCGAGAATTTTGCTGATGGCACCGGCAATCCGCATCACGATGCGGCAGCTGGTAAAATTTGGACGGACAATATCCAGACTTGGCGTCAAGCAAATCGGGTTGAGATCAACAAACGGGCGCAGGCAAAGATTAACCTTGCTGCTGATCGTGCTGTATTCGCGAGAGCCAACGACCAAGGCTTTTCAACACACGGGTATTATGAAGCAATCTCCGATTACAAGCAGGCTGACCCTCGACTCACAGAGACCCAAGCAAGGGCGAAGGTCTTAAGCAATTGGCTGAGTGTTGCACAGACAAGTCCAGCGAAAGCAGCGGCACTGACGGCATTCATCAGTAACCCGCAGTACACGGTTGATGACGAGAGTGGTGCAACTGAACCCGGTCAGTCCTTGCTCAAAAGATTTCCGAAAGAGATGAGCGTTCATCTCAATAATCTATATGTCGCTCACGCCAAGTACACGACGCTTACAGGTCAAGAGGCTGTCGCAAGGGTCGGTTCGATTCTCAACGCAACTAGTCTTTTACCTGAGACAACTGCTGAACAAATCCGCAATAAGGAAGCGTCTTTTTTTACAGCTGCGTTGGAAATTAAGAGACTAGAGCAAATTCCTGGGACGAACGGTTCAAAAGTAGCGGCTCTGCGCGCAGACTATATGAAACAACGTAGTGAGTTCCGTGCGAAGGTTCTTTCAAAGAACACTTTTAACCAAGCGGCTATGAACGGCGAAAGGCTTTGGATGGAGAAAGCCGACCTAGATGCTGCCGCTACAGCTTGGCTGTCTTCGTACGATATCCAAAATAACACCGATGACGCACAGAACGCGGCAGTAGGGCTTCGAAAGGTTTACCTACACAACAACGGCTATATTCCACAGACTGCGATTGACTTTATTAAAGATGGTCTGTCAACAACCGACCCATCAGTAATAAAGAACATTGTAAAGTTTGCCACTGCATTAGACCCAGATAGAAATATCCTAGCAGATAAGCTCAAAGACCATCCTATGGCGGCATTTATGTGGGAAGCATATTCCACGCCGGGTGTTTCGGTAGATCAAACGCACACTTTGTTTTCTGGAGAAAACTTTAGGAAAGCCTTTGGACAGGTCGATCTCAATCACATATTCGCGAATGGTGAAGACCTTGGCACTAAAGCGGAACAACAAAAGCGGGTAGAGGAAAACTTTTTCGGAGACGGCGGTACAGGCGTTAAATCACTTGGTGAAAGAGTTGCTGACGTTGCTTGGTATGACTTTGAAGAAAGACACTTGTCGCCAGCGGTTAAGGGGTACGCACTACAAATCGCACAGGTGGTTGCAGCGAAGCACTACGCCGCCACGTTTCAAATGATTGGCCTTGATGACTTGAAGACAAAAGTCGCGCAACACTTAAGTAAAATCACAATCCCGATGGGAGACAACACAATTGACTTCAACAGGGAAGCGCCAATCCCCCCTGGTGCAAGGGAGGTAATCAGCCGTGATAGTAGCGGTAAGCCAATATCCGGAAAGCCTTTAGTACAACTGGGGAGCGCAGTGCCAAACTGGGAGGGTAATATTGAGAATACTGCTGAGACACTATGGGAGGACGTTCAGCATCTCACAAACACTGGCATTATTGGTCTAACAACTTCTGACGGTCGTGAGGTAGACCTCACTGTAAGAGATACTCCGGTACTAAGAGGTACTAATCAAAAGATTGTCTATGACCTAACAGCTAACATGCCTCTGCTTTTACCCATCAATCAAAAACTGGAAACACAGAACGCTTTTTACACAGAAAATGGGGAGCAGAAAGCATACGGGTGGCATCATCATCTTATGCCTTGGTCAAGAGGATATGAAGATCAAGAAGTTCAATTTACAGGTAATGAACTAAACGACAAAAAGATTGCGTCAAAGTTCATGCACCCCAGCCTAAGACTAGTACCTGTCCGTAAGATTCCGAACGACGATTCATCTCTAATCACAGGCTATTACATCACCGTGGTGCCGCGCTTTAAGGATTTGTCTGACAACTTCCTCAAACAAGATGCACTTCGTGCTGCTCTTGGTCGCCCAGGTCCGCTTGTACCTCGGAAGCCTGATCCGCGACAGGAAGCAATTAGAAGGCAATCTCTGAGATATCATAATTTTTCCTTTCTACCACCTGATGTTAAGAGACCGCCAAGCCAAGGAGGGACAGACTGATGTTCAACATCTTCGGGTTGCAAGAAGAAAACCCCCTGGACCTTTCGCAACTCGATCATATTACTGATCCCGAAGAGTATAATCGTACAGTTCACGACGCTATCAGAAACCAGCTGAAATCTGTTGGGCTTGTGTCACCAACTGATAACGTGACCAACTTCCAGCTTCAGCATGAAGATACGTTTAGTTGGCTTGACTCCATGATGCGGACTGTGACGAGAAACAACCCAGAGGTCTGGGATCATCCAGAAGATCGAGATACCTACCGAGAGAAGCGATTTGATTTTATCTCTGGACACGAGGGCTGGCGGGAAAAAGTGTATCGGGACAGTCGAAAGCTGCGAACCGTGGGTTATGGTTTCAATCTGGAAGAACCTACCAACAGGCCGTTGTTTAAACAGGCCCTCGGTAAGACAGACAAGGACTTCGATGATCTTCGCAATGGTAAGACTAAGCTGACTAAGCGCGAAGGCCGTATTCTGTTTGAAGCCGCTGCTGGTTCTGCTGAACGTCTCATATCTAGTAAATTCAAAGACGTTGATCTTAAAGGCTACGAGAGGTTGGCTCTCGTCAGTCTGGCATACAACTCGCCTGCGCTGATTGGCCCTAACTTAACTAGGCATGTGAAAAGCGGCGACAAGCAAGCTGTTATGGATGAGATCATCCACAGATCGAACCTTCGAAAATCGGAGGGTATCGCCAATCGTCGCAACCTCGAAGCCATGATGTTTAGTGGTATGCACGAAGGAGAAGAGGATACTGGTAAAAGTTCAATGTCAGTTTTTGGCATATCTTCAGCGCAAGCAGCGGAACTACCACAGAATCCCCAAAGTCCTCGTCCTAAGAATAAGCCAGAGCCTCCAAAATCTAAAGGGTCTGAAAGTAAAGGTGCTTTACTATCAGGCCTGATACCCGCGAATATCAGGGCGCTCCTGTCCGATATCACTGAATACGATCTAGATACTGCGAGAAACGAAGACTACTTAAGCGACGGTGAACTTGAAACACTGCGTCGGATAACAACGGATAAAATTAAAAGTTCTGGAAAAACATCAGGATGGGTCGAGTATAAAGACTACGAAGCAGGACAATCAGATGTTTCGTTTGCTGGTAGCTCTGGTCTTGTAAAAACATTACTGGGAGACACAGAGTATATTATGAAGACCACTCTTGGTCAGTATCATTATAAGATTGATGAACGTGGTCATCTAATCGTCACCGATCAATACAACTTCAATGATGCAAAAAAGCTGCAAAAAGAAAACAAAAGTGACGAAGAGAAATGGAAGAATCTGGTTACATACGCTGAAAGAGGCGATGTTGGATACTATGGAATAATAAGAAGGGCCGGCGCTTTATGGGGATCGAAAGAAGGTGAAGGCGCAAAATTTCTAATCGACTTAGGCCCTGTGTCTCCACAGCGATACAAGACGGCATCTAGATGACTGAAATAGTCGAGCTAGACTACGACTCAACACCAGAGCGGCAGGCGATCTCAAACTTTATGATTGCTGGTGAAGGTCCAATGGACTTCCACGGTTCCTTCGAATCTGCCGGTGTCTTCGAGACTGCTGGTCTCTTATGGCAACAAGAGACGGTCATCGGGTCCATGTTGACCTATGGCATATCTAAAGACAAAAACGACAGAAACTACACGTACGATCCGACGTTCAACCCAATAAAGATGTGGCATGTCAACCAAGATGAATTTGGTGACATCACGCCATTCATCCGACGCGGCATGTTCAACGATGTTGTCAGCGAGCAGCAGTTCCTCGACCGCCGAGAGCGTCTCCTCGATGAGCAGGAGAGACGACAGCGGATAGCCAATGGATCAGGCTTAGGTATGGTCTTAGGCATGGGCCTGTCCCTAGTGGACATCGCGACCCTGGTGCCGATTGGTGGCTGGATTACCAAAGGCAAGACCCTCGCCAAAGTCGGCAAGTTTGCTGTCGCTGGTAGCGCATTGACGACTGCACAAGAGGCCGTGCTGCACCTACAGCAAGACTTGAGAACAGTCGAGGAGTCAGCTTTAGCCATCGGCTTGGCGGCACCTATTGGTGGTGGCTTTGGTATCTTCCACAGTGCGCTAACGCCCGGTCACATCCTACGACCAGACCATCCAAACAACATCTTCCATCGGAATAATAAGATCAGGATGGGTATAGCCGAATGGGGCAAGCCCATCAGCGAGAGTGCGGTGGTGCAGACAGCTGCTAAAGGTAGCAGCAAAGCCTTTAATATTGTCCGAGACTCATCGGTTGGCGCAGCGACTGTTAAGACCGGGAAGGTCATCAAGGCTGGTGTCGTTGAGAAACCTCTGAAGCTGCTCAACAAGGCAACACCTGTCGGTCGTATGCTCTACGCCACATCAGGTAAAGTGCGGGAAATTGGACAAAAGCTGTTTGATACAGGCGGCATCCTGACAGACACGATGGCCGGTGGTCATACGGTTAGGTCGGTCGAAGACTACAAGTCTCACTACATGGGGGACTTTGAGAACGTCTTCGTCTCAACAATGGACAGGTACTACGAGCTTCGGATGGATCTAGAGAAAATAACTGGTGGTATCGAAAGCCACGCGGCCCAAGCTGTTGGCGATAAAATCCGAGAAGGTCGAAGGTTCTTTGAAGAGTTTTACCACAAAGCTCGTGGTCAAACGATGGACAGCACGGCTGGTGGTAAACATTTTGAACAATTCGAATTTCAAGATATCACATACAAGATACTCCATGACGATCTCGATAATACGACCATTGGTAATCTTGAAAGTAGGTTTGGTAAGGAAGGCGCAGAGAAGGTCGTAAAAGCATCACAAGACCAAGCCAATTTGATCCATGAGGTTAACCAGAGGATGGAAGACCTCATGGTTGCTGCTGGGATGATCAGCGACCGCCAGCGTATGGGCAAAAAGTATGGCGTGGCGCAACTTTGGAATCCGAAAGCAATGCGTGGTGAGAACCGGCAAGCAGCCATCAACTTCTTCATGGAGAAGTTTTTAGGCAAGCCGTCCGACGAGTTTCTCGAAGAAGCCTACGACATGACAGCAGAACAGTTTGCAAAGCTGGGGCGTGAAGAAGTTAAGATTGGTGACGAGGTGTTCACCATCGAGCGTGGCGCAGACCAGAGACAGGAGATACTTGAAGAGTGGTCTGGCGACAGCTTTGAGAAACAGGTGGTCCAAGCAGAAATAGACCTAAAGGTCGCTGAAGCAGCACTCGATGCCGCTCGAAAAGAAGCGGTTTGGTCCAGTAGAGACCTTCGGAAATCTGAGACGGAATACCGAAAGGCCTCTGTGGCTGAGGCCAAAAAGATACTAGAGCGTCGGGTCGTTGAACGAGATCGAGCGGCGGCAGAGCGCGAAAAGTTACAGCTAGAGCGGCAGGCCCTAGATACCGAAGTCCGACGCCTCGAAGCTGAACAAGAAGCTCGGATGAACCAGTTCCACGAGACCGGCAAGTGGGTACGAAAGTACACCAGCGAGCGGACAGAAGACGTTGAAGGTGCTGAAGGCCTGCTGTCGCACCTCGAAGGTGAGACCGGCGGTGCACCCCATGCGGACATCCAAGAGGCTCGAATGTGGCTTACCGAAGCTGACAACGAGTTGGCGCGGGTAGGCGACGATGCCCTCGATGCAGCTGTTGCTGACGCTGCAACCAAGCCTGTCTACAGTCGCGTCTTAGCCAAGCTGAGAGAGCGTCAGGCGCAGATCACAAGACAGACAAACAAGATCGAGCGTCGTCTCGAACGTCTAAATCCGAAGATTTCAAAGACTGCTGAAGCTGTTGAAGCTGCGTCGGCAGCGGTGCTGCGCGTTAGAGAAGGCCGCGTGCGTCTGAGGGCGGCGAGGAAGGAAGCCAACAAGGTCGTCAAGGCCGAGAGGAAAGGTGTTAAGAAAGCGAAGAAGGCACTGAAGCGGCAGCAAGGAAAACTGCCCGTGCATATGTACGTCGAAGACCTCGTGGACAAGCTAGGTAAGCAGAACAAGATACCGCGAGGCATCTTGGAGTCCGAAGTCTTTGCCTCTGGTCGTACTAAAGACCGACAGATACACCTGACAAATGAAGAGCGTCGTCAGGCTATCGAGATGGGCCTACTGAGAAACGACCTCTACGGCATCATGCACTCGGCTCACGACGACATAGCGACCCGGCTGGCACTGCGTCAGGTCTTTGGAACTGAGGATGTCAACGACGTTATCCGTGGTGTTCGTGATGATTACAACTCGATGATAGCGAACGCTCGCACTCGTAAGGACTTAAAGAATCCCGATAAGTACATCAAACGTCTAACGAAAGAACGCGACTCGATGGAGGAGACCATCCAAGGGTCATGGGAGAGGACACTGGGTCACCACTTGTTGCCCGACGAGCCAGAAGCATGGGCGCATTGGGGCTTACAGAAGCTGCGAGCTTGGAACTTTATAAAATACGGCACCGGGTTTCTCATCTCGTCTTTGACTGACCCAGCGTCTGTCGCGTTGACGAGCGGATTTCATGCGCTGTCGATGAGTAACATGAAGGCCGTGCGTAGGTCTATGAAAGGCATGGGCAGCGATGAGATTCGCCGCTTGGCTATTATCTCTGAGAGAGTGCTGCACAACAGCCGCACGCTAAAGATAGCTGACGTGTCTGATGTCGCCAGCATGTCAGGCATAGGACACTACGGTGGTATCAAGCACGGGCTGACAAGTGCTGCTGACAGGATCATCCAAGGGCTGTCAGATACAGCGAGTGTCGCCAGCGGCATGATCTGGTGGAACACTCGGCTCAAAGCGTTGGGCATGATGGAGATGCAACACAATCTTGTTGACCTAATGCATCGCTATGATGACCTACTGGCGAGGGCTTCTGCCGGGGACAGGAGGGCTAAATTAGAAATCAGCAAGCTGGCTAGTGTCGGTATTGGACAGGAGCAGGCTGCTCGTATCCAGCAGATGCTGGCGAAACATAAGCCGAATAAAGTTGATGGTGTTAACGAGCTTGAGATGTCTCGATGGCTCGATGAAGGCGAACTGGGCCACGCAGCTTATTCAGACGTAGAGTTTGCGTTACGACGAGTTGCAAACCGTGCAGTTATGACGCCGGGGACCGGAGAAACTCCGCTCTTTATGTCGAAAAACTTCTGGAAGTCGGTGATGCAATTTCAGACGTACGGCTTCGTCATACTGAACCGGTTTATCACACCAGCACTTCAGCGTGGTATCTCGTATAGAGACATGGATGCCGTTTTGTCGATGGGTCTCGCAGCAATGCTAGGGACCGTCGTCATCGGCACGAAAGACCTACTCAGGACCGGCGAGATCAAAGAGCGAAATGCAGGCGAGTGGGCTTACGACATATTAGACCGGTCGGGATACTTAATGTACCTGACAGTTCCGGCGTCTGGCGCGTTTACGTTTGCCAATGTGGCTCTCGGCCTTCAATCAGCACCCTCGCGTTACGCGAACCAAAGTAACCAAATGGCAGTGATGTTTGGACCATCCGGTAACACACTGACTGATCTTTGGAATGTAGGCCAGGGCGCTGCTTTTGGTGACACAGATCAAATTGCGAAACACGGATCGAAACTGCTTCCGTTTCAAATTTTGAAGCAAGTCGGTGATCTAGTAGTGGATAATTAACAACGGAGAATGAGGTAACAAATGGCTAATGCTCGAATCGTTCACCTGGACCTGGACGGTTCGACAAATCAATTCGATGTGACTTTTCCGTACATTTCGAAATCTCACGTAATCGTTAAAGTTGACGGTACAGCGACGACTGAATTCACGTGGGTTACAGCTAGTCGCATTCAGATTACCTCAACACCAGCATCTGGTTCCAATGTCGTCATAACTCGTGAAACGTCGC